TAACCTTTGCGTTCTTCAAATCTACGAATAAACGAAGAACATAAGGCAAACCGTTTTCGCCAAGGTTATTCAATGCGGTAAGGACTGCCTTATCGCTCAATCCATTATCATACCAGTCAATTGGATTGACAATATTGCATGCTCCACCCTTTAACGTATTCTGAAATTCGTTCAAAAGAACTTCAGCTACGAATTTACCTGTTGCTCCCTTTTGACTTGCTACAATCAACGGGAGTTCCTTTGAAAGTTTATACAAACTCTTGATTTGAGTCTGGATAGCCTTCAATTGTTCGTCTTTTCCGTGGTAGTAAGTAGCACTGCTCTTAGCACCAGAAGCAATAGTAAGACCGTCAATTAATGACTGCCTAACGGTTGCAAGCGATTTTTGTGTCAATACCAATTCTTTCATAATTTTACCTTTATTTATATTTATTAATTAAGTGCCTTTTGTCCATTTGCTTTGTCCAAGAAACGCTGTAAATGACCAACAGCAATTCTATTTTGTTCTTCAGTGCGATGTCCACCCTTATTAAACAATAATGTTTCCACCACACACGCAACACCTTCTACCAGCATTTTTTGAGATTCACGCAATTCAGCGATTTCCTTTTTCAATTCTGCATTGTCGCTGGTTTTTTCAACACAGAACATCTGATTCAACCATTTCATCCCCTCTTCTGTCACCCTTACCGGACTCGTTGTAAAATATCCCATCTTCACGTACTTTGGAAGTGGTTGATGGTTTTTCTTGATTATCCTGTTACGTTCCAAAATATTAAGCAAACCATTTCTTCCAATTTTACCGCAATAATCGGTTAATTTCAACCTTTTTGCAGTATCTGACATCGTATAAAGTGCAGGTCTTGTTGCTTCTTCTTTCATTTCCCTGTACTTCTTTTCAACCTCAATGAAATATAAACGTGCCCGTCTACCTTTTTCATTGTTTTGAACCATTGCAAGTTCTTTGGCACAATCCAAAGTCAGTGCATATTCGATTCGATATATCCTTTCAAATGCCTGTGAATCAGACTCGCTAATTTTAGCGAATGGTATTACATTACCATTTATATCGTAAAAAATTCGAGCGTAATCCACATTTTCAATGAACTGATATTTCTTTATTCGTCCTTTAAACCAGTTCGAAAAATCTTGTTTTGCTTCAAGAAATTCATGTAAATCTCTTGCATTTACCACCGGACTTCCGGTTTTAATGCTTTTTCTGATTTTAATAAGTTCTTCCATGTTGATAATTTAAATGATGCCAAATATAAAAATATTTTTCCAACAAACAAGTACTTATACGATACTATTTTCAAAATGTTACAAAGAACGTCAAAAAAAATCAAAAAAAAACGGGTGAGTTGACAGATTTCTCTATCAATCCCCACCCGTTTATGTCTGGAATAACTCTGCTTCTCAAAATAAGAGAAGAAGTGCGGTTGTATTGCCTGTAAGTTGTCTCCCCTCTCACACGGGGGAGATTGCATGTTTCAATTACTGTAAACACAGCCAGTTCTTCCATAAAAGTTTAAATTTTTTGAAAAAAATGCCACACGACTGTGACCAAAAAACCATTCTTAACCGAGCACCCGTCAGTGCTACTTCAAATGTTAGGCTTCGAGCGGTGGGGTATGCTCTGAATTTTAATATGCATTATCATAATTTTGCATTCCCAGCTTACCACTCTCAATAATTTAAGGGAACAATTTAAAAGTATTTTGTTTTGTTTGCAAGTTTAAGAGACTTGTGCCTTAACCACTTGGCTAATTCTCAATTTTGGCTGAGAACAATGGATTCGAACCATCGTATTACTGTAAACACTTTTCGTTTTCCCCAATATTTTAAAGAACATCAAATAAGGTGCTGATTGCGGTCTCGTGATTGTAATCCGACCTCTCTCACAATTCACATGAAGTAATCAACTTCATAACACCTTTAATAAATTTAGAAGAATTTTGTTGGTTTTTCTTGGTTTCAAACTTCTACGAATTTTTACTGTAAATACCAACCGTTCTTCTTTTTGTAGCGGGGGCAGGACTCGAACCTGCGGTCTTGACGTTATGAGCGTCACGAGATGCCAACTTCTACCACCCCGCAATGTGACCGCCTTATTTTGGGAAGGCGGTGACCCTTATTATCGCCTCAGTTCCAAACCGAGGACTTGTTCCGTGACATATCTGCCCCAGAGTTATAAAATAAAAAAGAGATAATTTGTTTGTTATTTTGTTTAACAATGACTGGAATTGAACCAGCGACATTCTGCTTGACGTGCGGACACTCTAACCAACTGAGTTACTTGTATTACTGTAATAACAACCAGTTTCTCTTTTTTGTGGGGAGAGTGCGATTCGAACGCACAATCTTTTGTTTTCAACACAAATTGCTTTACCTTTACTGAAAACACTACAAGTTCTCCTGTTCTTACACCGGAGCAGTGAGATAGTATTTTTTGTTTTTGATTTGCTATCTCCCCATTTTAAAAATTTCAATCGTTAAAAGAACGTTTTTGTCATTTAGACGATGCAAATATAAAACACATTTTTTTCTTGTGCAAGTATTTTTCAAAAAAATTTTAAAAAAAATGAAAAATATTTTATCGCACGTCTGGATTTATAAATACGATGATATTTTGGAAAAGTTGCAAAACTAAGAAAATATTTTATTCTTTTCTTATATTTCCTTGTTTTTTACGATATTCTTCAAGCATTTTAAACACGCTTGGATGTGACTTTTCTTCGTCAGGGTCAATTAGTTGCACTTTCTTTTCTTCAGAAACTGGCTCAATCTCAATTTTCTTTGGATTTCCGTGAATATCCACTCCCGGTGAAACAAAGGCACTTGAATCAAGTGATACTTTTTCCACTCTTGGGGATTCAACTGGTTCTGACTGCTTATTAATATCTTCAATTTTTACTTCCGGCTGTACGACAATTTCATTAGCCGTTGTTCCAGATTCTCCATTCCATTCAAACGGTGCATCATCCACATTTGCTCTCATTATTTTTTCAATTTCAGCTATGGCATCCGCATTACTTTGTTCAATATTACTATTTACACCATCAGTTATTCCCTCATTTATTCCCTCATTTACAATATCATTTGCAGTATCAATTTCCAAAATATCATCTTTTGGTTTTTCAATAAAAGGATACGCATTATCACTTCTTATAGCAAAGTTTTCCAGTTTTGGCAATCCTTCAATATCACCACTTACAGTATTATTATTTTCATTCGAACCATTATACATTGAATCATATGCGGTTTTATAATCCACCAATTTATCCTTTGGAATATCTGCTACAACATCCCCTATTGTAACATCATCACTATTATCATTTGCCTTATCAATTGATTTTTTCTGAAAATCAGAGAGATGTGAGTGTATTTTACTCATTTCATTACTGTTCTCTTCAAGATTTTCAATATCTTTTTCACCATAATGCTTTGCATACTTATTCACTTGGGCATATTTGTACCTGCTGTCTTCGATACGAATTTCCATTGTATCGTTATTGAAAATAGCATCATCAAATGTCTGACCATCTTGTGCAAATCTGGCTTTGATAATCCTGATATTTGCAAGTTGTGCTTCTTTTTGTTCTTTGGTTTTTGCAACCGACATGAACAAGTGTGCCTTCTGTATTCTTTTAATACTACCGCCAGTTTGATGTGCTTCAACATATTGCGAATCAAAACCAGAACGATTTGACTGTATTGCAGTCCATGCGGGTATGTCAAAATCTGATGCCAATGCTTCAAACGATTTTATAATTTGAAGTTCAGCTTCAGTTCTATCGGGTGTTTTCTTGTGTGATTCAAGACAATCCAAATAATCAAGTATAAGTATATCGAACTTAATTCCAGTTTTCTTTTGATGCCTAATCATCCAATTACGAATGTCAAGCATTGTTGTGTTTTCTTGACTGAATCTCTTAATAAGAAGAACACCCTTCCCCTTCATTGATTCAGCCTTTTCACTACAAATTTTAAATGCTTTCTTGTTTTCTTCTTCGTCATCCATTTTACTTAATGGAACTTTTGACCAAATAGCATAATGCTTACGCTGAATCTGTTCCGTAGTATCCTCAAAAATAACTTGAAGCACGTTTTTCTCAGCCTCATATGCATAATTGGCAATCTTAGTAAGTAATGTGGTGTTATGCGTTAAAATATAATCGTCAGTAACGTATAAATGGTCATCATTTTCAACATAAATACATTGAGCCTCTTCTTCATGTGAAAAAACAATATTACAAATAAATTTTTTGTTTGCATACTTAATTCTATATCTAACCCTTTTCAATTTTCTTGGTAATAAACATGGTTGAATATTGGCAGTTTCTGGAAAACTTATTGTTATGTCATATGATTCTCTACCATATACTTTTTGATTACTTTTATTATATTGTTTATTTTTATTTTTTATTACACAAGTTCCGCCTAATGATAATACTAACTCACGAACCTGTAACGCCAACTTATTTGATGTTGTTGAATATATTATAGTGCCACTGGATGATACTGTGCCATCGCTATCGATTAATCCTTGCAATAATGCTTCTCTATTTTTTATGGAATTAAACAAATAAATTTCAGGTATTTCCTTTTCATATGATAATTTACCGTATAAATTTAAATCATTTTGCAAGTGTAGCTTACTATCGAGAAGTAATATTTTATAAATTTTTAAATAATTCTCCCCACGTCCTTCAAATTCAACAACCTTTGTTTTTTCATATAAATCACGCACTCTGTCAACGACAAATTTATCCGTTGTTGTTATATGTGGTTGATTATTTTTTGATAAACATCCGTCACCCAATAGTACACCCATAACATATGGGTGTATTTTAACATCTTTTTCTATGAATTCAACTGGTTGAATATTAGGTAGTCTATAATTTAAAACAGTTTTGCTATTGTTGGATAATATATAATCATTCATCATTTCATTAACAGTTAATTGAACATAACTGTTATCGGGAGAATAGTATGTGATACCACCCAATTTATGTTTATCTGTTCTTTGTTTGTGGGTATTTACTGACCAAATATGTTCCTTATCACACAATACTGATGTGTTGTCAGTAAAATCAATTCTATATATATCTCTCTTCCCTTGTGGAAATACACCCAATACTTTTTGCGACTTACCATTGCTTCCAATAACCAAGTCATCGACTTTAATATCACCCATTTTAATCCAACCATTTGGAGTAAGTACCTTAGAACTAAGCGGTTGCGCTTTTCCAACCCCACTTGGTGTCAATATCACACCTATTTCGCCCTTACCGAGTCCACCACCAGTGACCGCATCAAGTACATCAACACCCGTTGGTATTGGCTGACGAAACTCTTTTCTTAACGCTTTTTCAATATTGTCAATTACTTCTGTGCCATAATCCTCTTCATCACCAATATGTGAAATTCTTTGAATTTTCTCATCAATTTCACCAAGCACATGTTTTCTTCTTATTTCACCGTTCTTTGTTTTGTCGAGAATAAATTCAGCAAATTTTCTCCATTCCTGTTGTTTTATAAAAGTATTTGTTTCCTTTTGAACAACAGAACCATCATGAAGCATTTCTTTATTTAAAATTCTTTCGTTCCAAAGTGTAATTCTTTTAATGACAGAAAATAACGATTCTTCTTCAATTAAATTATTTGGAGTTTTGTATTTGTTGATTGCCTGATGAATACTCTGATTTTGAAGGTTTGGAACTTTTTCATATTCCTTAAAGTATTCAAGCATAATGATGAACAACCTCTTTAAATTGGGGTCATCAAAATATTCAATAGCTAAATTCGGTATGGTTTTTTCTGCAAATTCTGGTTCTACAAGCAATTGCCACATAAGGCGTTGCTGAAATTCCGGTCCGAGATATGCTGTAAAAGTATTTTCTGTACTATCTGCCATTTTATAATAATGTTATAAAAAGGGCAGTTGCTGTTAATATATAAAGAATAAAAATAATTATGAATCAAATTTTAAAAACCAAGAGCACAGCAACTGCCCAATATTATTTAAACTCAGTTCTTCCTGAGTTTTCGCAGCATTTCTTCTCTTTTTGCCGGGGGAAGTTCTCTGATTTGATTAATTGATAATCCTTTGATGTTAATTAAATCATAATCATCCCACATATTATCAATGTCGTCCCTTTTTATGTGATTGAAAATTGTGTTTCCAACCTCAACAACTGTGTCAATTAAATCAACCGACCAGCGTGCAACCGGATTGAAACCATCAACATAAAACAGCCTTTCAACTATGGTTTTATCGTTAATATAAAAACCGATTTTACATTCAACACCACGAATTACCTTTTCCTCAATTTGCTGAACAATTGGCTGTGGATTATAACGCATACCCCCCCTATATTCCTGTGGATATAAACTTATCATCTTCTGATGATATTGAAACAAATCAAGTCTCTCGTTTAACTCCGTCACATAACTTCTTTTTGAAAGTACTTTTTGGAGTTTAGTTATTGCACGGGGCAATATTTCCCTTATATCAATGGAATATCTTGTAAAAGGGTTAAACTGGTCTGCATCGAAAACTTTTTCACCTAACAAAACATTACCCTGATACAGT